GATGGGGTGGAGTTTGCTGCCCGCATCGATGTCGGCACCGACAGCAATGGTGAAGAAAAGAACGAGATCAAAAGCGCACTTGCGCCGAACCATCGCGATTACGCGTCCGTTATGGGGCTCGGGGCGTCGGCCATGCCGAGTGCTCCCGCCGCGCCTCACCATGCCCAGTCCAGTACGCCGCCACAGGCAGCGCCAATGGGGCAGGGCTATGGCTCTGCGCCGCAAGCCCCGCAGCAGCCCGCCCAAGCCCCATCGCAGCCGCCAGCCAGCCCTGGGTTTGCCGGTCGGCCAAGCTGGGCAGAGTGAGGGGGTCGGCCATGCGACTGCGTCCCCGCCAGAAACTCTTCGTCGAGCGCAGCCTTGCTGCGCTCGCAACCCGCGCCAACACGCTCGGCATCGCTCCGACCGGGGCGGGCAAGACGATCATGCTGTCTGCCGTCACCGGCGAAAGCATCGGCGAAAGCGATGCCAAGGCCTGCGTGCTGGCCCATCGCGACGAGCTGACCGCGCAGAACCGCGAGAAGTTTGGTCGGGTCAATCCGGGCCTGTCCACCTCGGTGGTGGATGCAACGACCAAATCATGGGCGGGGCAGGTAACCTTCGCCATGGTCCCGACGCTGACGCGCGAACGCAACCTGGCTGCGATGCCGAAGCTGGACCTTCTGGTCATCGACGAGGCGCATCATGCGGCGGCCGACAGCTACCGGCGCATCATTGACCATGTCCGCGATGCCAATCCGGATGCGCGCATCTTCGGGGTCACGGCCACGCCCAATCGCGGCGACAAGAAGGGCCTGCGCGCGGTCTTTGACAATGTCGCCGACCAGGTGCGTCTGGGCGAGCTGATTGCCTCGGGGCATCTGGTGCCGCCTCGTACCTTTGTCATCGACGTGGGCGTTCAGGACAAGCTCAAGGCCGTTCGCAAGACCGTGTCGGATTTCGATATGGCCGAAGTGCCGAAATCATGGACCGCGCGCCAATCACAGAGGAGGTGATCCGCCATTGGCAGGAAAAGGCTGCAGGCCGCCCCACGGTCGTGTTCTGCTCGACCGTGGCGCATGCGGCGCATGTGGCCGAGGCCTTCAACGCGGCCGGCATCCCCACGGGGCTGATCCACGGCGACCTGCCCGGTGAGGAACGGCGCAACACCCTTGCCGCCTTCGCGCGCGGCGAGATCCGGGTCATCACAAATGTGGCCGTGCTCACGGAAGGCTGGGACCATCCGCCCACCTCCTGCGTCGTGCTGCTGCGTCCTAGTTCGTACAAATCGACCATGATTCAGATGGTGGGCCGGGGCTTGCGCACTGTCGATCCTGCCGAGTTTCCGGGCGTCGTAAAGACCGACTGCATCGTGCTGGATTTCGGCACCTCGAGCCTGACGCATGGCACGCTGGAGCAGGATGTCGATCTCGACGGCAAGCTGGAAACCGGCGAGGCCCCGACGAAGACCTGCCCGGAATGCACGGCAGAAATCCCGCTGGCTTGCCGCGAGTGCCCGATCTGCGGGGAAATCGTGGCAGACGATGAGGACGATCCCAAGAGCCAGGAGGCATCGGACGGCGCGCTCTCCGGCTTCGTGATGACGGAAATCGATCTCCTGAAGCGCTCAAGCTTCTCCTGGGTTGACCTCTTCGGGTCCGAGGACGCGCTGATGGCCACGGGCTTCACGGCTTGGGGCGGCATCTTCTGGTATCAAGGCCAATGGTATGCGGTCGGCGGTCGCAAGGGCGCCCAGACCCGACTTCTTGGCATCGGCGAGCGTTCTGTTTGCCTGGCGCAGGCGGACGACTGGCTAAACGCGCATGAAACCGACGAGAGCGCCTTCAAGACCCGCGGCTGGCTGAGCCAGCCCGCCACCGACAAGCAGCTGCAATATCTCTCTCCGGCCGCGTGCAGCGACTATGGACTGACCCGCTACAAGGCCTCGGCGCTGATGACCTTCACCTTCAACAAGCGCGAGATCCGCGGCTTGATCATGACGGCAGCGCCGGCCGCGCGGGAGGCCGCATGAGCCATGTCGCGCAAATGCAATCCCCGACCGCAGAGGCTGCGGATTGCCCGGGCTTTGATCGCCTCTGGCATCCGCGAGGTCAGCTCTGCGCCGTCTGCACGTCTCGCACGCGCGGCTTTGGCTGGTTCGATCCGAACAAGCCCCGCGGCAAACGCACATCCCGCTGGTTCTGCTCGATGCACTGCCAGTCGGCCTTCACCCACAAAGCGAAAAGAGGACTGAGCATGGTCGATTTCACCGAAGAAGAAACTCAGGCGCTGCCCGCCGTGATGCGCGCGCTTGCGCCCGAGATGGAGCGGATCGGCTGGGACCGGACACTGGGCCAGCTGACCCGGAATGACATGCACCGGCTGATCGTGGTCACCGTCGCGGCCTTCCGCGAGGAGATGTTCGAGATCGCCAGCCAGTCGGGGGTGCCGTTCTGATGCTGGATTACAACCGAACCCCCAGTTTCGCCGACCGGGTCAATGAGACCATCGATGCGGCGATCACAGCCGAGAATGCCACCCGCACGCCCCGTGACTACCTCGGTGGCTCGCGTCTTGGCCATGCTTGCGAATGCGCTCTGCAATTCGAGTTCACGGCCACGCCGAAAGACGAAGGTCAGGATTTCTCCGGCCAGTCGCTGCGCATCTTCGCCATCGGCCATGCGCTGGAGGATCTGGCCGTCGCTTGGCTCAGACAGGCAGGCTTTGATCTCTATACGCGCAAGGGCAATCGGCCCGATGGTGGCCAGTTCGGCTTCTCCGTCGCCGGCGGCCGCATCCGGGGCCATGTCGACGGCATCATCGCCGCTGGCCCAGAAGGCTTTGGTCTGGCCGTTCCCGCGCTCTGGGAATGCAAGACGATGAACGCGAAGAACTGGCGCGCCTGCGTCAAGGATGGCGTGATCAAGTCCAAGCCCGTCTATGCCGCCCAGATCACCGTCTACCAGGCCTATATGGAAGCGCAGGTGCCCGGGATATCCGCCAACCCGGCGCTCTTTACCGCGATCAACAAGGACACGGCCGAGCTTTACCACGAGCTTGTGCCCTTCGACGCCGAGCTGGCGCAGCGCATGTCGGATCGCGGTGTGCGCATCCTGCGCGCTACGGATGCGGGTGAATTGCTGCCTCGCGTCGCCTCCAATCGCGACTTCTTCGAATGTCGGTTCTGCGCCTGGGCTGAGCGCTGTTGGGGGCTGCCCACATGACCGATGCCCCGAAAGACCCGCCTGTACCGACCAAGACCCCCGATACGCCCGACGCGCCCAAGGAGACCGCCATGACCGATGATCACGATGACCGCCCAGAGACGCTGGAGCCACCGAAGGAAAACCTGATCCATTTCAATCCGTGGCGCGATTTCAACGATGCCGCGCCCATGGGTGATGTGTTTGGCGACGAGCCAGATCCAGAACAGATCGCCCAGTTCATGGAGGTGGTCTTCGGCTATTGCGACGGGCTGATCCCGGTCCGCAGTTTCATCGATAAAGGCCAAGGCATTGATGGGCGCCCCCATAACATCTGGATCGAGGCTGGCGCAAACACCACTGACAAGATGGCCACTTTCGCCAATTGGGCAGCGCGCGAAGGCGCGGCCGTCTATGTCATCCCTGGCACGGTTGCGGCGAGCGGCCAGGCCAAGGCTGCCGACATCCTGCAGATGCAGACGGTGGTGGTCGACATCGACACGGGCGACATCGCCGCCAAGCGCGCCCATCTCGAGCGTCACCTTGGCCCGCCCACCATGGTGGTTGAAAGCGGCGGCGTCACGCCCGAGGGCCAGCGCAAGGCGCATGTCTGGTGGAAACTCACGGAGCCCGCCGAAGGTAGTGACATTGCGCGCGTGACGCGCCTGCGCGGTGACATAGCCGCCAAGGTCGGGGGCGATATGCATTTCCGCTCCGCCCACCAGCCGATCCGTGTCGCAGGCTCGGTCTATTATAAGAACAACCTCAAGACCCAGGTCCAGATTGTCGAATTCAATCCGGACCGTGAACGCGATCTGGGTGAGTTCATTGAGGCCGTCGCTGACATGCCGCCCGCGCCGGGCGTCTCGCTTCAGCCGGATTTCACCGCGCCGGATAAGCCGCGCGTCGATGAAGTGCTGGTCACGCCCGTGCGCGAGGGTGGTCAGGATGACTGGTCCCGTTTTGAGGGTGCATCGGCCGCGATTGGCTACTTCATCCGCATGGTGCATGAAGGGCGGCTTTCAAAGGACGAGGGCTGGGAGGCGATCTGCAGCTATAACGCGGCCATGCTGCGGCCACAGTGGCCGGTTGAAAGGCTCAAGCGCGAGTCCGAGCGCCTCTGGGCGATCCATGTCGAAAAGCATGGACCACCTGTTATCCGTCTCGACAGCGCCGCACCCGCTCCGGACGAAATGCCCACCTTTACCCTCGGCGCGCTCCTGGATGACACGAGCCCGATGCCTGCGGATATCATCGCGCCACGCGTGTTGACGCCCGGTGGCCTGCTGGTGCTGGGCGGCGCGCCCAAGGTCGGGAAAAGTGACCTGCTGATCAGCTGGCTCGTGCACATGGCGGCAGGCCAGCCCTTCCTTGGCTTCACCCCACCGCGGGCGCTGCGGATCTTCTACCTGCAGGCGGAGATCCAGTATCACTATCTGCGCGAGCGTATGCAGCAGATAACGCTGCCACCAAGCCTGATGGCGGCCGCCCGCGACAACCTCGTGGCCACGCCCAAGCTGAAAATGCTTCTCGACACCGAGGGCAGTGTTCATGTGGCCCAAGCTATCCGGCGCGCCTTTCCGGCCGAGCCCGTGGACATCATCTGCATCGACCCGATCCGGAACCTTTTCGATGGCGGTCCCGAAGGCGGCGGCGAAAACGACAATGCCGCGATGATGTTTTTCCTGAAGGACCGCGTCGAGGTTCTGCGCGATCACATCAACCCCGATTGCGGCGTGATCCTCGTGCATCACACCAAGAAGCTCAGCAAGCAGCAGGTCAAAGACGACCCGTTCCTTGCCCTGTCTGGCGCGAGTGCCCTGCGCGGGTTCTACACCTCAGGGCTGATCCTGCACCGTCCAGAGGAAGACAACTCGCAGCGCAAGCTGGAAATCGAACTGCGCAACGGGCCGGCGCTCGAGGCAAAGATCATCGACAAGGTCAAAAGTGGGTGGGTCGAGATCAACCCGATGAACGAGCGGCTGGTCCGTCAGGAGGTCGGGGCGAAGCACGATGCCGAACGTGACCGCAAAGGCGATGTCATCTGCGGCCTTTTGCACGAGGAGGCCCTTCAGGGCCGGATGTACACCATGACCTTATTTGCCGAGACCTTCGAGAATACCGCAGGGTTGGGCGGCCAATCGATCATCCGCGAACGGCTGAACGTGCTGACCACGAAAGGCTACGTGAAGTTCGTCCGCGGGGAAGCAGCGACGGCGCTGGACCTCGCGACCGAACGCAGCAAGTACGGCTATCTTTGCGTCGAGGCCATGCGCCTTGCGACCAGCCGGAAGCATATCGATCCCGATACCGGAGAGATCGCCTCTGAGCTGATTGACGTGCTTCCTAGCCATTACAAATGCCCCCAGACCGGCGCCGTGCTGCCTGTAGAAAACCCGTCCGTGTGGGTCTATCGCGACACGGAGGAGGCACGATGAAACACGCCGTTCTGCCTTCGAAAATCTGGGGTCCATGTTCCGAAATCTGGCCAGATTTTGCAAAATCTGCCTCCCGCGCAAAATCTGGAATCTGGTTTTTCCTGTTATCTTTCAGTGGGTTGAGGTCGCTTTGCCAGATTTCGGAAGAGGGTTTGCGAAATCTGCTTCGAAATCTGGAAATCTTCAATGAAATCAGTGGCCTGTGCTAGATTTCAGATTTCAGAAAAATCCCCCCTAAAGGGGTAGGTGTCCTCCCCGCTACAGGCGGGGAGAGCCACCACCTACCC